CTCACAATAGTCTTTCTTGTGTAGTGTGTAAGTCTTAAATCTACACCGATAGCAACGTCTATCCCATATCCGTAGGCCTGTGCGCCCTACTCCTTTAGACCTTACAGGCTCACCACAGACACACATTGGCCTTACGCCTGATCGACTCATTGCCATCCCTTAGTCTTTAAATGATGCAATGCACCACAATAGTTAGGCTCATCATACTCAGTATGTCCATACCTATGTGCTACATAATGCCAATACATCCAGAACTGTTTAACTGTAGAGCCTGTCTTTAAGCTCTCAACCTTCATCTGATATAGGCCATAGGCTTGCTTCTTACCGCCTATGTTGCCTACTGCTCGATGATTCCATCTTGATTCTCGATAGATGATCTCATGATGACAAGCTTCTTGCTTATCTGTTAATTGATACCTGGCTAATTCTTTAACATAACCAATTGCTTTATCGGACGCCTGTGCATCTAGGGGCGTAGCTATAGATAGAGATATCCCAATAGCGAGTGCTACCACGCGAGCTAGCCCTATCGGGCTCGCGTTGAGCCCCTGATGGGCTCTAGCCCTGAGAGTACCAGACGTGTCAAGGATGTTGGTAAAAGTCCTGTTCAGAGGCGTGTCGCTCATCGATTGTCCGTACTATAGAATCCTGATCCCTTAAACGATACTCCAATAGAGCTGTAAACCTTATGCATAGGTGAGTGGCAGAATGGGCATTCTAGGTCATGCGGCTCATTGATAGATAGCCATTCTTCTACGCGTGCATTGCTTTCACACTTATCATTGTCGCACTCGAACTCATAGGTTGGCATCTGGATCACTCTGACACATTCTGCATACTTGAGTGAACGCCCATGCGCCACACATATTGCATCTCATAGGTTCAAGTGTACCAATATCGCCCTTGAAATCACCGTAACCTGCCTTGAGCAATAGATCGACCAGATCACCTAACCGCATAAACGCAAGGTAGTCCTCTGGACTCTTCTCCCCTTGACCGTTTAGACGACACGTAACAATAGGCAAGTCACCAGATTTGCTTGCCCGTTTCGTGACCTGATCGATCCACGCCTTTGGCTGGAACGCCGATCTAGCTTTAACTTCCATGTCGAACGGGACATGTGTTATATCTTTTCCAGCCCCTCTACCGATATCTGCATGTGGCCACCACTCCGAAAGGTAACGTGCGACAACACGCTCGGTCGAGAATCCTCGATATTTACGGCTTTGTGAGGCCATTGACAGCGTGACACTTAGAGCATGACCAGCTCTTACTATTTAGATTGACCTTGATGTCTTTGTAAGGAATTGCCTCATTACATAAGCAGCATCTCGTCGTGAATGTAAATTCTTCTAAAATTGCTATGACTTCTTTAGATCGATGGATCTCATCTTCAGTAGGGAATGATTCCCACTCGCCATCTTGATTCATAAACTGTAAACGTCCCATTACACTCTCGCCTTCTGTCGCTGCCATGCGCCTGTTTCTTTGTTGATCTCGTACCAAATTACATCGTTGGGCGATGGACATCTTGTCAATTCACCTGTTACTGCATAAGGGCACTTGAAGTGACCCCATGGCTTACCAGCCTTAGTGTTGCCAGTCTTCCAGACCATCTCGCCGTGACTGCAATGAGGGATATCCTTCTCTGTCTGGCCGCCAATGATCTCTTTCACCGTCGATACAGCTTCCCCCATTGTGGGAGGCATAGTCGCTGGCTTAATAATCCATGGATCTTCTTCCTTTACTACTGGGATGTAAGTGCCCGATGTCTCTAGCATCTTGGCCTTGGCCTCATCGATCGTGGCCTTAACTTCATTCGCTTTATTAACTTTAACCATTTCTTCTCGTGACGCTCGCTTTCCCTTTGTTGCATATCCTGCGTTAGCAAGCGCTCGACCGATAGCACTAGTCTCACAATTTTCCAGCGCTGACGTCGCATTAACGCCTCGACCTTGTATCGTTTCTTCTGCGAGGCCGGTAGTCCACGGGCGAACGTCTGCCTCTGTGCGATATACAGAAGCCTCAACAATAAAACGACCAGCGGTTGAATCAAGTAACTTCGTGTGAATTTGTCCATCTGGATGATCCTTCCAAAACTTTATTAATCGTTCTTCGACTGTTTCATAATCTGCAAGATTAAACATAATTTTCGTCCCTTTCTGTAATCAATTCGCAAGCTAGTGCCAAGTAAGCACACGCGTCGATATAGGAGTCAATGTGATCTGCGGTTTCTTGCAGTCTAGCCAACTTGACTTCGACCATCGCCAGACACGCTTGATGGTCTGAGATTGGTGTCTCAAGCATTTGCTGGAGTCGTAATGCGATTCGAGTCTGATTGATACGAGGATGACCATAAATTCGTCCTCGGTCTCCAATGATGTCAGTAGCTGATAATAGGACTTCACTTGCTTTCACACTCGAACCCTTTCCTTTGATGCGTAGTAATCTCTGACAGCCTTACGGCCTTTTAGATAACCTACGCGAATGCCGACAGTACGGCCTAGATGAAAATATAATGCGGATAAGACAATCATGGCAATTAAATCGCCAGCTGATGGATCGAACATCTGTCGCACCCCTTAGTAATTCCAGCAACTATGGCAAAACCCATCGCTGCTTGACTCGTCAGTTAGTGCAAAACCTTCTGCATTCCATAGATTATTAAACGCTTTTAAACAGGAGACACATTGACCTTTGAATGTGAGATCAATTTGCTTTCTTTGAACTGGTGTAAATGACATTTTTTGCCCTTTTCTGTGGATGCCCTTCATCCGTGGCTCTACTGTCTCATGCCCTAAGGGGGAATTTTGAAGATTTAAGATAACGAAACGGTAACGATTCTAGGTCGTCGATGTGGTCATCAATGTCCCTATCTAGCTCGTTATCTAGGTCGTCCATACCGCTTGCCTGAGACTACGAAAGTTCCATCCTTTTCGATGTATATAAGATCGACTTGGACATTCTTGCCCTCGACGTACATGATGGCGAATGCCTGTTGCCAGTTAGCCGATCCCTTTGTGTATGAGGCCTTGCTAAAGTCCATAAGATTGCCTACTTCTACGCCATGCAGAACACGCCCTATACGGCCTCCAGAGGCCTCTGAGAAGGACGATCGCCCTGCTCTGTGAGTGTGTCCAGAGATGACCGACTTGCCGTGCCTACGGGCCGCCTCAAGGGCTGAGAGACCGCCCTGAGACTTTATAGGGGTATGGTCGCCATGGACTGCAATCCAGCCCGGCGCTATGTTGTACGGCTTTTTATGAAAGGTAATCCCTAGCTCATCAAGCTGCATAAACTTCTCGAACCTAAGTTCCGGCAATGATAAGAATGAGGGGATCTTACGCATGATCTGCGTGTATAGGCGGTCTGTGTGATTAGACCGAATCATCTGTGTTACTTGTAGATCGTAAAGTACCTGAACAGCTTCATCGCGATCATCTCCAAGAGTCTGCTCATAAGCCTCTGGCGTCCCTTCTGACCACTTGCTAATCGTATTGAAATCAATCTCGTCACCAATTGTGACTACCTCGTGCGGCTTAAATTTTGTTATGAAACTGGCTAGATTCTTGACTGCGTGTCTATCGTGGAACGGAACCTGTAGGTCGCTCACTATGACTATGCGCTTCATTTAATCCTCGTCGTCATCCTCATAGGGTAGGCGATCCACTCGGTCAGGGAGCGCAGGCAGAAGCCAGTCAGGGTAAGCGCCTCGTTCTGTGATGATCCCTAAGCAAAGATCGACGGCAAATCCTGCACGTCGTAGAGCTCTGTAGAACTCATGCATAGAGATCGCATAGGCATCTAGTGCGCTATACGTATCAAGGTCAATGACTTTTTTTCTTGCCATGGCAAAAATTATCGCTCTAGAAGTATGTTGTAGATCTCATCGACACGCGAGTTAAGTCTCTTAATTTCAGAGAGAAGATGAGTAATGACATAACCTGCGAGCCCACCGATCACGGCAAGGCTGGCGAAGTAAAGAGTAAAGAAGTTTTCTTGAGTCATTCTTTGCTTACACCGAACGAAGCGTCTTTAGGATTTAGCCAGCGCAAGATAACAGGTGCTACTGCTGCAGCACCTGCCATTGCCAAGGTCTTAGGATCTGTTACGCCTGCCATGTATAGCGCAAGGGCTGCGGCCAAGAATGATCGGCCCCATGATGCTGCTAGAGATTTTGCTTGTTCCATTTATTGACCACCTATCATCGGAATGTTGAACCACGTAGAGTCTTCGTCGCCCTTTGGAGTAAAGCTGACATGCGCGTGATGATTATGCTTGTTAATCCCATCATAAGGACGCCAACGCCAAGCCTTTTTAGATGATGCGATCCTTCCGTCAAAGATGATGTAAGAGATTCGCGCATCTCCAGACTTTGCAAGGAGTCGAATCTGATCGACCAAGTCAGGCATGAGATCGGGCTTCCCGTTCTTGCCTGCAAGGTCGCGGTCAACATCGATGGCACGTACCCATCCTTGTGCATCTGGATTATGATCAGACTTGCGCGCAGCGTGTCGGGTATCACCGATCCAACCGTCCGAAGTTCGATCTCTACCTGGGAATGCATCGTCTATCTGCTCGCGTAATTGGATGGCAGACTTAGAAAGTCTTGGCTTCATGCACTAAGCGCGGCAATCTCTTCAACTGTTAAACCTAAGGCCTCTAGTTTTGACTGGGCTGATGCTTTCGCTTCCGCTTTTCTTGACTCGGCAGTTAATTCTAAATCTTGCAAACGCTTAATTTCAGCTTCAACTTTAGCCAAAGTAGGTGCATCGCCTTCAATCTTGTGCCAGACGATTGTCGAATAATCATCGGCTGTAATGACAAATTCGGCCGAAGGGCAAAGTGATTTAATTGCTTCAACTAAGTAGTTATTCATTATGCACCTATTTCAAGAAGTGTAATCGTGCTTGGGAATGATGAGATTTGGAATGTTACGGTTCCAGAGGACGCCACGCGTGCTTGTAATTTGTAAGTAGTTGCCGACGTCGTTGCTGGTGAGTCTAAGTAAGATATTGAGTTATTAGCTAAAAGACTTTTTGTATTGGTGTTAGGGTCGCTGAATCCCATTAATCCATAATCTTGATAATCTGCAATGGCAGTTGCGCCGCGCATTACTCTGGCACCTGCAAAAAAATCCGCGCCAGTTCTTACCACATAAGCATTAGCAGAAATAAGTACAAGAATTTTAGAAGTGCTAAGAGTCGGAGTAATTGTTGCCGTAATAGTCGTGTCGGTCTGTGTTGTCGATGTAATTGCCGTCGAAGTGGTTGTCGTTGCCGAAACTACCTGTAGGACTTTTCCGCCACCGCCACCGCCACCGCCAATAGCAACCCATGCCGAGCCTGAGTAATACTCGGTCGAGTTAGTATCCTTAAGGTAAGAGATCATGCCTTCTTGAGGGCTGGTGATGGCTGAGGTGCGAGCTGCTGCACTAGCGAAGACCATGACCACCTGAGAGGCCAGATAGCCGTTAGCGTCTGCCGCCGTTAGGACGTCTCCAGTCGTAAACTCTTTGTAACCTAGACCTGCTGCCATTGTTTGTCTCCTAGTATCCTAATATGGATTGTCCGATTATACCGTAAGTCGATGATCCGATGATGAATCCTTCGACTATAGGCTCAAGTGTTGTTACTGTGCATTTCATACTGTTAGGGGTTATGTCCCACGCCAAGCCTTGCACCTGCAAGGTCTTAACAATTGTCGAGCCATCTGGCTGGACGTTGGTAATCTTGACATTGTCAAAATAATCTAGGCCGATCATCGTGTCAGTCGGTACATCTGTATCAAGTAGATCGACGGTCATGGCATCAATGCGGATAGTGGTTTCTGCACGCGTGGCCACATAAATCTTTGCAATATCTAACACTTGAGCATCTGTCTGAGGGATCATGTCTGTGATGGTCGTGCCGTGAGGAAAATACTTAGCCGATGAATCTGCATTGACAGAAGTCTGAGCTGTGCCGCCAATGCGAGTCATGCTGGTTTGATTGACGATGAGCTTGTCATCGAAGGCGTATTTAAGGTCTGAGTAGGGAATGCCCGTTGTCTGATTGAACTCAATTGGGGTAGCCGCTAGGGAACTCACGACATCGCTGCGATCCTTAAATTCTGCTGTGCCATCTGGCAGCATAAAGAATGCGCCTTGCTCTGCGAACTCAGCAGCCTTGAGTGCTGCAAGGGCTGTTCGAGCTGTTCCCGGATCTGCCTGAACTGTCGTCGATCCTGTGTCGGTAACTCTCATCGATGTAGGGAATGAGACTTGATCGAGAATCTTTGTGATGCGAGTGCCGGTAGTCTGGCCAGCTGTTGCCCCTGTAACGGTTGCCACGTTAGCCATCTGAAAGAGTCTAAAGGCATCCGAGCAGACAATATCGACGTACCCAATCTCCTGCCCTGTTGGATAGTAATACTTATAAGTGTCAACGTATCCAGAGAATAGAAACTCCTGCGCTGTAGCCGTCGTAGCTGCCACGCGGATCTTTCTGAGTGGAGTCAGATAGCCAAAATAGGGTGATGCTGCATTTTGAGGATTAAAATAAGAATCAGGATCTAGGACTCGGACTGTGCAGTTGCCAGCCTCATAGGTGTCTCTCATGATATTGCGGCCACGGCTGATCTTGATCGATCGCGTTACATCGCTGAGATCGACAGTAGGTGTCGCTACAGTCGAATCACCGAATGCGCTGGTACCTATAACTCCGTACTTATCATCGCCAATGACGAAACCAAGGCCAAATGTAGCGCCTTGGCTAAAGTCGAAAGAGACCGAAATGGTTGCAGGGAGTGCCATCAGAGAGCGACCGCTCCCTTAAATCCTTGCCCTCGATTGACCTGATTGAAAGAGCCAGATAGTGAGTCATTAATCTGACCATCGCGGATTGCTCCGCCGACTGTCTGCCCATCAAGCTCGACTGTGATGTTGATTTGAGGATTAACTCCTGCAATAACTCCTGCACCTAACCCACCTTGCGGGCCGAATTGTGTAAAGGAATCAGAAGGCATTGAAACACCTGGCATCGACCAATTACGGAAAGGATTAGGAGCTTCTGGAGTAGCAAGCAAGGCAAGACGTAACTCGTTATTACGCTTGATCGCTGTGTTTAATTGATCAGATAAGGAAGTCGCTAGGGTTGCATTGCCTTCGAGAATAGCCTTCTGCAATAGCAAAGATATGCGATCGGTTTCGCTGATCTTGCCTTTGAGAGCTGCTTCGATATTAATAAGCTCTATGTTTAGAGTCTTTGAGGCTTTCTGTAAGGCTAGGGACTTCTTCTGTGTGTCTAAATTCTTCTTTGTAAGCCCTGCTAATTCTTTAGCACGCTTGGCTGCGTCGGCTTCTGCCTTCTTGCGAGCTGCATCGTTAGGATCGATAAAACCCGGGCCTAGTGCAGATGAAGGATAGCCGCCAGTCCCAGCCTTTGTATTGCTACTAAATGAGCCTCCGCCTTGAGTGCTAAGAAGTCCTATTGCTCCACCGAATACCTTGACGAAGTTACTTCCAGTAATACTGTCTAAAACTCCAAGTAATCCGAAACCTGCTGACATTGCCTTATCAAGGTTAGAGACCAAGATTGCTACGCTGCGGAATGCGTTGGCAGTACCTTCTGCGAAGCTGTTCATTGCGTCAGTAAGTTCTGTTATGTTGCCAGACTCGCTTGAGAGGATAGTAAAGGCATCGATGAGACCCTTGCCAATAGTTTCTTGAGCCTCACCTGCCGCAGTTGTGATAAGTCCTAACTTGCCAGCGTAGGTCTCAAGGTAGGCAGCATTGGATCCTGTAAATTGTTTATTTAATCTTTCTTGCAGATCCGCAAAGGTTGCCGTTTTCAATTCGGCTTGGCTAAGACCTAACTTGTATTTATTGAGTCCACGAGTCTGGCCTACATAAGCCTTTGTTAAATCTTCCACGACAGTCTCAAAATCGACACCGCTGCCTCGTGATATGTCGAGAGCTTGAGTCAGTAATTCTTGAGACTTTGTAACTGAGCCAGTGGTCTGCAATAACTTCTGCATCGATGGGCGCAGTACATCATCAGCCACGCCCGAAGCGCGAGACATCTCTGATATAAACTGCTCGATGCGTGGAGTCTCGAAGGCTAGGCCTAGATTCTTGACTGCTACTGCAAGCTGTGAAGCTGCCTTCTCATCTGCAATAAATGCCTGTACTGACTTCTTGCCAAAGTTAACTATTGCGGCAGTTGATAGACCGATGCCTGCTGCGCCTGCTAATCTCTTAAGAGATTTGTTAAGACCTTTGACGCTATTGTCTGCATCCTTAAAGGCTTTCTTACCCTTGAACTCACCGATAATCGGTATGCGTAATTCAGCCATCAGATACCTTTCGCATTAAACTTTGCGGCAGCCTTTTCAAGCGCCTTAATAACGCCAGCCTTAGCTTTGCCTTGATCTTGCTCATAAGCCTTAAACATTGCGCGGCCAGCCATCTTGCCACGGCCTGCGAATGTGCCTGAGAAGCGTGGGCTAAAGTTGCCAGACATTCCCGACTTACGTCCGGCAGTCTCAACGATTGCACCTGCCGCCGTCTTATTGTGGATCGACACTGTCTGCACCCAACCTTGACGATTAGGCTTAGTTGGTGTCAATTTATAGCCGACACCTCGACGTGCCTCAGCTGCGTCGTACATTGGGAACTTGGCAGTCTTTACTTCATGCTTGACGAAGCCAGATGGAGCGTCTGCGTTAGACGGAAGGAAGCCTCTAGCCTTCTTGATTAAAGGTTTCAGGAATCCGACCATCTCATCGCGTACTTCTTTATCAAGATCAGGCGAGAATTGCTTGAGAGCTTTGCGGAGCTGGCTAGCGCCTTTTAGCTCTGTAGGCATCCTGTTGCTCCTTCGCTCGGTCTTTCAACGCTTTCAGAATCATCTGGAGCATCGATGGATCTAAATCTATTAAATATTGTGGAGGGATAGCCGTCTCAATGCTCAAGCGAGCGATGAGATAGTGGATGCTATCCCTGCCTAGGCCAAAGGGTCAGACTCTGCAACCTCGACACTCTTTAAGGTATCGAGGAAAGAATCCCCAAATGGCTTGACTGTGACTCCACTTAGTCGAAGGCCTTCCCATGCAAGCCAATAGACATCTGACTGCTTCTCATCATCGCGAAACGCTTTGTGAAATCCCTTTTTAGCATATAGCTCGAACGCGTACTCAAGGCGAGGAGTGATCTCGATCTCGGTAACGCTGTTGTCCGCTAGTGTGACTATTAACTTTGCCATGCTGTGCCCCTTTGTTTAGTTTCTTAGAATGTGCCGGTTGTAGCAACTACTGTAGTGCCTGAAACGTTGAATGTCAGGCTCTGTACTGCGAGATCAGCGACTGCGCCGTTGATGTCTGTAGTGCCGTTGATAAGGCATGTCATTGTGTAGAGAGGGTTAGTCGCAGATACTGCGGTTCCCTTTTCCTGAAGTAGAACGACTGTGACGTTAGTTCCCCATGCAGCTTGCAAGGTCTGTAGGACGTTGGCTGTTGCTGTGTCATTGAGGAAGTCGATTGTGACAGATGATGCCTCAAGGCCTTTAACGAACTTATGTCCGCCATCGCCCATCGCTGTCACTTCGAGCTCGTCGAAAGTGCGGTTAAGTGTTACTGCGGTAACGTGGTCTGAAAGATCGACTGTGTTAATCTTCACGCCGACCTTGTTATTTAGAAATACAGCCATGAGATTATTCCTCGTCTTTCTTAGTAGTTACTGGCTTAGGTGTTGATGGTGCTACCTGCCCGATCTTGATCAGGAAGGCTTCTTGCTCTTTTTCCCACTCGGACATTTTAGCTCCAACTCGTTAGGACTGAGATATTGATATTGCATGTAAGTAGATCACCTGAAGCGGCACTTAGTACCGCCGGGGCGGATACATCTGTGACGTTGTAAGTGTATGAAGATGCAGCGAGCAGGTTAAATACCCGAACGATGTTATCTTCAATTCCATTCAGATTACCCTCATTATCGAGCAAGGGTACAAGTATGCTTAACTGGAAGTTAGCCAGCGGAGCAATTGTGTTATATGCATTATTAGAAGGTGTGATGTATGGATCAGCAGGGCTGACTATAACGCTGTTAGCAATAGGTGTTGCAGGCGGGAATGCAAAAACCGAGTATTTTGTATTGTCAGTAAGAGCTGCGGCGATACCTGCGCGTAGTGTTGTAATTGCTGATGGCATGGCTAACCAATCTGCGCATAAGGCGATAGGTAAGGAGCTAAAAGTCCGCGAACGCGAGCCAGCAATGTGTTAGACATTGTGAACGGGCTAGGTTGAAATCCATCAACTGTCATGCCCTGTCCGCTTGGCGCACTTCTTGCTTGCCAAATAGCCTCACAGATTTGCAGAGATGCTTGCTTGACGGCATCGATGGTTGTGTAATCTGCTTGAGTTGTGCCGGAAACTACCCCTAGCGGAACTACTGGATGATAACCTTGCTCGGTTGGAGTTCCTGTTACTGCAAAAGTGATCGATTGTACATCTACTGCTGTAATGGTCTTTGTGCCATTAAAAGGTGTGCCATTTTTTGTTATGATCACGCTTTCGCCAACATAAAATATGTCATTTACTCGCTGGTTAAAGTAAAGAGTTCCCTCTGTGGTTGTGTTGCTGTGTGCAACATTGTAAGTCTCGTTAGTAAATAGGAAGGGCAACATGACGTCATCTGCTGCATCGCAGACTGACTGTAAAACTGCATCTGTGTAAAGTGTGCCCACGCCAAGGGCAGTTCTTAAAGTGGCTACAGTTGTTACGCTCATGTGATCCTTCCTAAAGACTGGCTGGGTAGAAGGGCACTACCCAGCCAGTGACTTAATGGGTTGTTATCAGGTCTTGTTGATACCGAACGCACCCGCACCAATTTTGGTTG